GCAACTATTTGCACACCAAATCAACACTATCCAGATGAAAATTATTATAACGAAACTTATAGAAAAACTAATATTTAACAAATGGCAAGAGCATATAGCTAAAGAGCTAAGTAAAGATTATAAAAAGCTCTACTACTCAGCTAAATACGTGAAGAAAAAAGATGTAAAAAAAGTTTTACTTTCTAAAAATTAGTTATATTTGTAGAACAATAAGCCTAGCGGGTCGTAGCGGTAGGGTTATTTTAAGGGTTAAAACAACCTAAAGCCAGTTTTGCACTACGACGCAAGCTGGCTTTTCTTTTTTATAATAATATGAGTTTTGACTTTGTAATGTTAGAAGCACAAGTACCAAATGAAATTTATTGCAAGGCAATGGGTATCATTTATTCAAATTTATCAATAAGCAATATTAAAACAGATTTTGAATTAAAAACAGATGAAAGTATTCATCATTTTAAATTATCTGAATGTAATCCAATTTCAGGAGTTGTTGCTTATATCAACGATTATAATGTAAAATTATAATGAAATACTTTTTACACGATTCCAATTCGTTTAATGACGAGAAAATAACTGAGCTTTATTTAGAGTTCGGCTATGAGGGTCTTGGATTGTTTTATACTATACTTGAAAAGCTTGCCTTACAAGAGAAACCTATTAAGACAATAGTATTAAAACATCAGTTAAACGTAGGCAAAAAATTAGAAAAATGCTGGACGTTTATGGAAGAAATAGATTTAATTTCTTCAAACAATGGTGAAACTTTCAACAAACAATTGCTAAACTTTAGTGAAAAGTACCAAGTTAAAAAAGAAAAAAACGCTAAACGAATTGCAGAATGGCGTGAAAATCAACAAGTTAGCGAAGATGTAACGCGTTACGAACACGTTAGTAACACTCCTAAAGTAAATAAAAGTAAAGTAAAAGAAAGTAAAGTAAATAATATAGAAGATTTTGAGTACTTCTGGACTACGTATAATAAAAAAATTGATAGAGTTAAGTGTGAAAAGATTTGGAATAAATTATCTTTAGACGAAATTCAAAAAATTACTAGCACGGTCTCACAATACGTAAACGCTAACTCAGATTTACAATACAGAAAAAATCCTTCTACGTATTTAAATGGCAAGTGCTTTAATGACGAAATAATAATTACAATTCCTAGACCTCAATACAATGGAACTAACGACAAACAACCGCTCGGAACATCTGCCGCAAGAATGGAAGCCATTAAAAACTGGTAACGCTTCCGCTAATATCATACTACAAGCACAGAGCACTCAAAGCTTACGTTTAAGACACGAAGAGGACTTAAAGCAAGTGTTACGTTACTCAATGGTTTTAGTAGGTCTTAGAGGCAATAATATGCCTACCGAAGAAGAGAAGTTTGTATTACTTAATTTTATACGCTCAAACTTTGGAAACCAAACACCAGAAGAGATAAAGTTAGCTTTTGAATTAGCGGTAAGTGGTAAATTAGAAATCGATGCTAAATGCTACGAAAACTTCTCTTGTGAATACTTTGGTCGAATTATGAAAGCTTACATTGATTACGCTAGACAAGAGACTATAACGGTAGTAAAAGAGATAGAAGTAGTTAAAGAAATTCCAAGCGATGCGGATTTAAAGATAGCAGCGATTAACTCAGCTAATATGTACGCTCAAGAAATGATTAGATGTCACGAGCGTAATATAAAAATGAATTGGTTAGCCGGAGGTTTGCACGTTCTTTACGATTACATTGTAAAATTTGGTATTTACGAGGCTAGTCCAGAGGATAAAAAAAGGATTTACTCTACTCTTGTAAACAAATTTGATAACAAAGACGAGTTAATTATTGCTTGTAAAGCGGCTTGTTATAGAGAGTTTATCGAAAACCTTGCAGACTTTAACGCTTATTTAGATGAGAACGGAAATATTAAACCTATTGACTAATGAAAACAATTCAGCACAAATCAAATATAGTAAACGACAATTATACAAAATACGTATATGAGTCATACGATATTCAAAATAAAGAATTTACCTCTGTTGATATTAATTACCAATTAGATAAATTAGATTCTTTTGAATGGAATATTATAGTAATTTTTGGAGGGTCTGGAAGTGGTAAGACTTCTATTTTAAAAAATATTGGAGATATTAAAACACCTGCTTTTAAAAACGACATTTCTTTAATATCTAATTTTGATTGGTTAGAGCCTAAAGATGCAACTCACTTACTTACTTCAGTAGGTTTATCTTCAGTTCCTACTTGGTTAAGACCTTTTAGTTCATTATCAAATGGGGAGCAATATAGAGCAACAATAGCTTATTTAATTAGCAAATCAAAAGATGGAGAAATTATTTTAATTGATGAGTTTACATCTGTTGTAAATAGAGACGTAGCTAAATCTATGTCTTTTGCAATTCAAAAATATATTAGAAGGCAAAATAAAAAGGTAATTTTTGCTTCTTGTCATTATGATATATTTGAATGGTTAATGCCTGATTATGTATTATCACCAGAAAAGGGAGGCGCACTTGAGAAAGGCGAATGGCTTAGGCAAGGAAAACCAAGTATTAAGTTATCAGTTTACAGATGCAAACCTAAAGTTTGGGACTTGTTTAAAAAGCATCATTATCTAACAGAGGAAGTAAATGAAGCCTATATCTTTCTTTTGTTTGAATTAAATAATAAACCAATTGCGATAAATGTTATGGGTATTCAGGTAGGAATAACAAATTGTTCAAAAAGTTATCGAGAGTCTAGGATTGTTGTTTTGCCAGATTACCAAGGTATGGGATTAGGTAGTAAAATTTCTGAATTTTGCGCTGGGATTTCTAAGTTTTCTGAATCAAATTATTATACAAAAACTAGCAATCCTGCTTTAGGTGAGTATAGGAATAAAAGTAATAAATGGATTGGAACTGGTCACAATGGAAAACTAAGAAATCAAAAAATAAATTCTAATAATTTATATGTTGGATTAAGAGATTCAGTACATTATTGTCACAAATATATAGGTGAATCAATAGAAGGTTATAGTGATTTATTATTACCTATTGATAAATTACGTTATAATGAAGAACATAAATTTCAATTAAATCTATTCTAATAATGGCACACCACAATAAAATACTAGAACACAAAACGACTTGCTTACATTGTGGGCATAAATGGAATCCCGAGATATTGCAAAGCATAATGTACGAGCAAAATAAAGAATCTGTTAATATGAAATGCTTTTGCGGTTCACGTTATAGACTATTTGAAAACATAAACGGATTTATGGTATTTAGAAAATACATAATGAAAAAAGACCAAGTTAAACGAAAGACAAAATGATAACTATACTTGGGCAAGTACCTAGCAAATCGAATGGCTACAAGATTGGAAACAATAGGCTTTACAAATCTAAAGAGCTAATTGAATACGAGAATAAGTTTAAATGGTTACTAGCTCTAGCTAAAGGTAAACCAAGCGAACCTATTAAAGATAAATTTAGCATTGAAATTTTTGTCTATTTTCAATCGAATAGAAGCGACTTAGACAACGCAGCAAAGATAATCTTGGATTGTTTACAAACTAGCGGAGTAATAGAGAACGATAGGCTATGCCATCGGTTACTAATGTATAAATTCATAGACAAAGAAAATCCAAGAATAGAATTTAAAATTAAGGTAATATCCTGATTTTTTAAAAACAATTTAAGGTTATATCCTTATGAATTTTAACAATGATTTTAAGTTTGATTTAGAGTTTGGGGTATTAGATGGCGAGACTTGGTTTCACGAGCTAGTAACTAACAAGAAAGTAGAGGTTAAAAGCGATAGAAGAACAAGCGAAACAGGTAACGTTTATATCGAGTATTGGTCACGAGGTAAGCCTAGCGGAATATCAACAAGCCAAGCGGACTTTTACGTTTATAAAGTTGGAGAAGACAAAGCTATTTTAATATCGACTAGCCAATTAAAGAAAAGGATAAAGCAATTAGTAGAATTAGGCAATGCTAGAATGAATGTAAAAGGGGGAGATAATAATACAAGTTTGGGAATTTTATGTAAACTAACGGATTTAATAAATTAATATGGAAAAGAAACAAACGGCAATAGAATGGCTAATAGACAAAGTAGAAGACCATTTCTGTTTATTACCAGTAGATTTAATTCAACAAGCTATGAAAATGCAAGAAGAACAATTTAAAGATTTTTTTATGGTAGGTGGTGATTGGGATGAGCTTCCGAATTCGAGGTTCAATAGATACTTTGATTCAAATTATAACAAGTTTGATTATATAAATTTATCTAATGAAAATAGTTGCAATAGATATAGTACTTTAGAATCCTTAAAAGCTAAACAACAAGACAATGAAAAAAAAACAAACGGCAATTGACTCATTAATTAAAAGATGTAATGATTCATTAGATAAAGAACCTATTAATCCTACTCAGCAAAAGATTGTATATAGCAAAGCTTTGTGTCACATAATTATTCTATTAGAAGAAGCCAAAGAAATGGAAGAAAAGCAGATAAAAGATGCTTTTGTTGAATGTTGGAAATCTAATATACCAGAAGGTATAGAATGCAAACTATCAGCAAAAGAATATTACTATAAAACATACGGAAATGCTAACGACAAACGAAACTAAAGCTATCGAGTGGATAGAAGTTCAATTACTTAAACCTAACGAACGATTTATGCTCAAGGATGGAATATATATCAACGACTTACATTCGTCTCTTAAAACGCAAAAGGAACGTATTCTATTTGGGATAGACCCGCTAAGAAGATTAGCATTTTTGAGAGTGAGAGAAATTAAAGACTATCTAAACAATAAATACAAATGAGCAATATAGAAGACATAATTAAGACACAATACATAAGTTTGGATTCAGCAAAATTAAGAGTTTTTGTAGATGACATAAAAAAATTTGAGCCAATATTTAATTTACATAAGCCGGAAAATATAAATGAAGGCTTTAATGAAGATTTTATACCGATACTTATTCCAGACAAAGAAAAGAGAGCAAAATATAATATACCGAGTTTTGTTGAAGATATAGCAATTTCAAGTGATAAGACTTATGATAATTGCCTAATTATATCGGTAAATGATTGGTATGATATAAATTTACTTCACGATTGGATTCAAGATTATCTAAACCAAAAATACAATGACACCAAAAGAAAAAGCTTATGAGCTATTTAGTAAATTTTATTATGTTATTCCATCATTTGAATTACCAATAGATGACCAAGTAGCTAAAGAATGTTCACTAATTGCAATAGATGAGATAATGAAAGTAGTATCATTTTATAACGATACACAAGCAGAATATTATTATTGGGAAGAAGTACAAGAAGAAATAGAAAAACTATGAGACATATTAAGCTTAGAAAAATTGTAAGAAAGCAAAAGGCAATAGAGCAAGCTAAGAAAAACGCACCAGACCAAGGTAATAGTATTATTTATTTTGGTTTAGATACATACAATGAAATAAATGAAATGTTGAAAAATAATTATAAAAAGGTTGAAAGATTTAAATTATGAGCCTAAGCCAAGAAGATAAAGACAAAGCACTAACCTATTTCACAATGTGTCAAGCATTAATTCATATTATTGAAGATGAGTGGATAGGAAACCCAGCGAATAGACAAAGAGTAAAGTCTATAACGAATCAACAACTTAAAGAGCTTGAAAAAGTAGTAGAGATTCTTTTACCAAGAGGAGATTACACCGAGCAAGGTATGAAAGTTACCGAGCAATTTATAGAAGCAGCTGAGGCAATGCTATTCTTTTACAAAATCGGAGTGCAAATGTCCCGACTAGATGATACTAAGAGAGAGACTTTGAATACACAAATGAATATTTTGTTAAAATCCTATGAAATAAATACTTAAAAATTTTGTTTAATCGATTTTTTTCATTAAACTTTGCAAAAGTCAAACGATATGAACTACGTAGAACCTCACGAAAAACTTAGTTTAGTTAATCACCCACAACACTACCAAGGAAACGGAATCGAAGTAATAGATATAATTGAAGCATTCAGTTTAAACTTCTCTCTAGGAAACTCAATAAAGTATATTTTAAGAGCAGATAAGAAAGGGAATAAGAAGCAAGACCTCGAAAAAGCGATTTGGTATCTTAACAACGAGCTAAAAAAATTCAATGGATAAATTAGTATTACAAGCTATTTGGGTAGGAATTGCCGAGATAGCTTTTATTATTTATATGAGCTACTTGATAGTTCAAGAATCAAAGAAGCGATGAAACCAGACGAAAGAGCTAAATCGATTTTAAACAACGCTTTTTACTTTACTGGTAATAAGAACCTAGCTAAAGAGCTTGCGCTTTGGATATGCGAACTAATAGGCGAAACAAAGCCTAAGATTGACGATAAGATTTACTGGAAGTTAGTAGCCGAAAACATTTATTTACTTTAGTGCAAGACATAACTATTCTAACTGATAAGCATAAGCACTGGGTCAAAATTGTAGAAGGTTTTGGCGAAAAGAATTACGCTCAAGATGTTGTTCAAGAGGCTTATATAAAAGTCTTAAAGATGAACAAAGATATTAATTATGCTTATTTCTACTACACGCTTAGAAGTCTTACGATGGACTTGCACTCAAAGAAAGTAGTTAAATGCGAGATTACAAGAGACATAGAGTATATGCTTCGAGAGGACGATAGCAACGAACTAGCGGAAGAACTTGCACAACCTTATTTAGAATTTATAGAGACTTGGAATTGGTACGATAAGAAGATGTTTTTACTATGGGTAAACAATAACATCTCAATACGTAAGCTTTCAAGAGAAACAAAGATTAGCTTTAAAAGTGTTTACAATACAATTAGAAAGTGTAAAGAAAGAATCAAACAATGGCAAAAAGACCAATTAAAAGAAGAGTTATTGTAGAGCCTAAAGAAGAGGTAGCTACATTCTCGAACGCTCAGGGGTTAGGAGATACTATCGAAGCGTTTACTACCGTTATCGGAATTAAGAAAGGGGTAGAGTTATTATCTAAAGCACTAGACTGGGATTGTGGTTGTGACGAACGCAAAGAGAAGTTAAATAAGCTATGGTCGTATCGCAAACCTAAGTGTTTAGTACAAGAGGATTACGAGTACTTAAAAGAGTTTTTCTCTAAGCCTCAGAACTCAATTACTCCTAAGGTGCAATGGGATTTAACCGACATCTACTATCGAATCTTCGATATTAGATTAGAGGCTTCGTCTTGTGCTTCGTGCTGGCGAGATTACATTTCACAAATTAGACAAGTTTATAACGTATTTGAAGAAGAAAATAATGGATAAGGTAGACAAACGAGGAGGAGCCAGAGAAGGGGCTGGCCGTAAATCTAAAGCTGAAGAACAATCTTTAGTAGAGAAGCTAACACCATTAGAGCCTAAAGCATTTGCGGTACTAGCTCAAGCGTTAGAAGACCATAAAGACTGGGCAGTTAAGCTATTCTTTCAATATCAGTTTGGTATGCCTAAGCAAGTGGTAGACCAAAACACTACGCATACGATTAATGACTTTGACATTAAGGACATTGTAAAATTTAAGTGATAGAGCTAAATAGGAAATATGTACCTTTATTTGAAAGCGGAAGTAGGTACTTTGTAATTACGGGTGGAAGGGGTTCGGGCAAATCGTTTGCTTTGAACTCCTTTCTTTTGCTTCTAACGTACGAAGTAGGACACGTGATACTATTTACTAGATATACGCTTACTTCGGCTCATATCTCAATTATACCCGAGTTTGTAGAGAAGATAGAAATGGCTGGTCTTGAATCAGACTTTTACATAACCAAAGACGAGATTATTAACACTCGTACAAATTCAAAGATTTTATTTAGGGGGATTAAAACCTCGAGCGGAACGCAAACCGCTAATCTCAAATCGTTACAAGGTGTTACGACTTGGATACTAGACGAAGCCGAGGAGCTAACAGATGAAGACATCTTTGACAAGATAGACTTCTCTATTCGTAATAGCCAAAGACAAAACCGAGTTATCTTAATTCTTAACCCGACTACCAAAGAGCACTTTATTTATAATCGATTCTTTGAAGAAAAGGGTGTTCAATCTGGACAATCCACAACGCAAGGCGATACGACTTACATACATACCACGTATAAGGATAATATTGATTACCTAAGTGAATCCTTCTTAAATCAAATCGAAGCCTTAGAGCGTACAAATAAACGCAAATATGAGCATACGATTCTTGGAGGGTGGCTAGACAAAGCCGAAGGTGTAGTATTTACTAACTGGTCTTATGGGCAATTTAATCCCGACAACTTACAAACCTCATTCGGTCAAGACTTTGGTTTCTCGATTGACCCTACCACGCTAGTAGAAGTGGCGATAGATAAGACTAAGCGTAAGATATACGTTAAGGAGCATCTTTATAAGCCCAAGCTAACTACAAGTGAGATAGCCCATATTAACAAGCGTGTTTGCGCTAAAGGATTAATTGTAGCGGATAGTGCCGAGCCTAGACTAATAGCCGAGCTTCAGTCTCAAGGATGTAATATAATTGCGACAGAAAAAGGAGCGGGAAGTATAACGGCTGGTATCGCTTTAATACAAGATTACGAATTGATTGTAGAATCTAACTCGCAAAACATTGGAAAAGAACTCAACAATTACATCTACTCAGATAAAAAATCTGGGCTTGTGGTCGATAACTTTAACCACGCTCTTGATGCGCTACGTTACAACGTCTTCTACCAGTTATCAAATCCAAACCAAGGAAAGTATTTCGTGTACTAGTACAAAAAACAACAAATAACGTTTATACATTATGAAGCTAGAGATAACTATTCCAACTAGTTTAAGCGAAATTAAGCTTAGCCAGTATTTAAAGTTTTTAGCCATTGCTGAGCAAAACGAAGAATCAGATTTTTTGCACCATAAAATGATTCAAATCTTTTGCAATGTAGAGTTGAAATATATTGACCAGTTTAAAAGAACTCAATTAATAGAAATAGTAAATAGTATTAATTCACTATTTGAGAACGTGCCAGAGTTTAAGAATCGATTTGAGTTAAACGGAGTAGAGTACGGATTTATTCCAAACTTAGAGGATATAACGCAAGGGGAATATATTGACTTAGATAACTATTTGCCAGTTAATAGCGATATGAATAAAGCTATGGCGGTAATGTTTAGACCGATAAAGCAAAGGTTTAAAGACAAGTATATTATTGAGGATTATGCCGGCTCGAGTTTATATGCTGAAAAAATGTTAGATGCTCCATTAGATGTTGTTTTAGGAGCAAGGGTTTTTTTTTATCATTTAGGCAACGAATTATTGAAAAGTACGCTGACTTATTTGGAGGAGAAAGTGCCGAAAACGATTTTAGCGAACAAGCCCAATTTGGGAAAAGATGGGGATGGTATAGCTCTATCTATGCTCTCGCTCAAGGGGATGTTAGAAGATTTGATGAAGTTACCAGACTTCCGCTTAATCAATGTCTAATGTTTTTAACATTTGAAAAGCAAAAGAACGAACTAGAAGTTAAATTAATTAATAAGCAAAAATAATGAACGGATATTATTACGTTGTAAATACTTTAAAGGATTATCTTAATAATACCGGTTTTATTAACACCGTTACAATTGGGGATATTTCAAGAGTAGATTTAGAGAAACAAACCATATTTCCTTTATCTCATATTATTGTTAATACCGCTCAATTGTCCGAGGTAACGACTTCTTTAAATATCTCTATTCTTTTAATGGATATTGTAGACGATAATAAGCAATTGGTTACTAATATTTGGGATGGCAATGACAACGAGCAAGACGTTTTAAACACGCAATTAACAATAGCTCAAAGACTTGTTAGTGATTTAATGAGAGGTAGCTTGTACTCTAACTTAGTTCAAGTTTTAGAGAGTCCAAACGCTGAGCCATTTATGGATAGATTTGAAAATAAAATAGCTGGTTGGACACTAACGTTCGACGTTATTATACCAAATGATATTACTATTTGCTAATGGAGTTAAAAGCTAGTACAAAACTTTTAGAGAAATACAAAAACTACGTTATTCAGCAGGCTAAAGCAAACTTGTCTAAAGGACGTAATAATATGTCTAAGACTTTATACAATAGCTTAAAGGGAGAAGTGGTTACCGATACTGGTTACGCTATTGTCGGTTTTCGTATGGAGGAATACGGACAATTTCTAGACGAAGGGGTTAAAGGAGCATTTCCTAGCTCGGTTAAGAATGGTAAGCAAAAAGCCCCAAACTCTCGCTTTATGTTTACCAACAAAAGACCGCCAGCGGATGTAATAGCGGATTGGGCTAAACGTAAAGGAATAAGATTAAGAGATAGCGAAGGAAAGTTTAAGAAAGGAAACTATAAAACTTTAGGATTTATAATAGCTAATAGAATTTATGCACAAGGGGTAAAGCCTACATTATTCTTTACAAAGCCTTACGAGGCCGGATTTAAGAAATATATTCTAGGACAAATGCCTAATGAAGTTGTAATAGATGTAGACAGAATAATAGATTTAAATTTAATTAAGAAATGATAATTTACGCAAGAAGTCCTTATTTTGTTGAGGTAAACGAATCTTTGCAATTAGGCTCAAAGGTTGAATTGTTTATTTGGAATAATCCAGATAGCGAGCCTTTAACACCTACTTATACGTTTACTAAGTCTATTGCTTCAACTGTTAATCGTAAAAACGTTTATAACATAGCTCCATACATTAAAGAGTATATTGAAGCTATTACTCCGAGTGATTCTACGGATTCTATGTTAGCTTTAGTAAAAGTAAAGCGTTACAAAGAAGCTACGCTAGGTACTTACACGCTATTAGATACTACTACATACTATTCTACAAACGGATATACTGACTACTCAGGTGGTTATAATCAAGCTGGCTCAACGGCACAACCTTTAGTTTTAGCTAACACGTCTTTAGAATATCGCTACGAAGAAGGGATTACCGATTACCCATTTGTAAACGTGTGGGCAGATAATTCTAGCCCTGCTACGCTAACCGTTACCTACAAAGATTTAAGAGGTCGTAACGAGGTTACAAACACTATTACAAGAGATGGAGCTAAGTTATACAAAGTGCCTTTGCGTACTTCATCAATAAAATACGACAAGGGTAATACTTGTACTATTAACTGGAAACCAACTGGCGAGTATATAGACGATACTTACACTATTAATGTAATGCCTATTTGTGAGCCTAGATATAACCCGATTGTTTGTCAGTTTATTAATCGTTTTGGAGGATGGCAATTCTTGACTTTCTTTAAAGGGCAAACTACTAATATTCAAACGCAAGGGACTACGTATAATTTACTTCCTGATGCGGTAGACTACAACACTTCAAGAGCACAAACAAAGAGCTTTAATATTAATGGAGCTAAAAGCATACGTTTAAATACGGGATGGATTCCAGAGAACTACTCGGAGCTTATCCAAGACTTACTTCTATCCGAGACGATTCTTTTAGATGGAGTGCCGGTAGAAGTTAAGACTTTATCAACAGATTTAAAGACCTCGTTAAAAGATAGAAATATTAATTATGAGGTAGAGTTTGCTTACGGGTTTAACCTTATTAATAACGTAGTTTAATGATAAACGTACTATTATATATTTACGATACCGATAATAGCGAGCCACAAAGGATAGAGTTATTCAATGACGAAACTATTAGCGTTACTTCTAGTATTCAAGACGTAAACGACATTTCTAAAATATTTACCGATTTTAGCCAGTCTTTTACTATCCCAGCTACACCTTATAATAATAAGATATTTAAACACTGGTACGAAAACTCTATCGATAGTGGATTTGATGCTAGAAAAAGAAAGACTGCTTATATTGAGTTAGACTATGTACCATTTAGAAAGGGTAAAATTCAATTAGAGAAAGCAAGTATTAAAAACGGGCAAATCGAAAGCTATCAAATAACGTTTTTTGGGTCTTTAATATCTCTAAAAGATGCTTTTGCGGGTAAATATTTAAAAGACTTAGACTTCAGCTCGATTAATTTTACTTATTCAGGAGCTGACGTAGTATCTAGGGTTTCAACAACTAATGATAGTACGGTTAAATTCCCTTTAATTACTTCTTATAGAGTTTGGAAATATGGAGGCTCGGGTACTAGCGTAACAAATTGGGACATTTCTAAAAACGCATCTCCTATTTACCATACGGATTTATTTCCAGCGGTAAAGCTAAAAGGGATGTTAGATGTAATTGCGGATAACTTAGGTATTACTTTCGAGGGCTCTATCTTAGAAAACACAACAGAAACGGCTAAACATTTTCATCACGCTTATTTGTGGGCTAAAAATGCAAATAATTTTGAAATTAAGGTAGAAAGCCAATTAGTAGTATTTCAAACTAAATACTCTACTACTGGGTCTGAGGATTTATTCGATTTGCCTACTAGTACTTTAAATTATGTAGATGAAGGGGGAAGTACATTTATTGAAACGCAAACTTTTGATATTACTTGTACCGCTAATGGTATTGCCTCCGTATTTTATGTTTATCGTAATGGTGTTAAAATCTATGCTTTAAACTTTACTTCTTCAACAACTACGCAACAATTCGAACTTTTAATTAGAGGTTCTGGTGCTTATACTTTCAAGATAAGCGCAGCAAGTACTTTAACCTATACCTCGGAGCTAAACTTTGCAATATCGGATGGCACAAGCGTTATAAAAGATGTTGAAGTGATTCAAAGCACCTCACAAACTACTAACACTCTTATAGATTTGGCTAATTATATGCCAGAAATTAAGACCGAAGATTTTTTTGCAGGTGTTTTAAAGATGTTTAATCTTACTTGCTACTCAGATAGTCCCGGAGTATTTAAGATAGAGCAACTAGAAGACTGGTATAACGCTGGAGCAATTAGAGATATTACTAGCCACGTTCATAGTGATAGTTTAGATATTGAAAGAGTTAAGCCTTACAATATGCTCAATTTTACTTACGAAGATAGCGAGGCTTTATTGAACGTAGGATATAAGCAAAATTCTCCTATTCCTTATGGGAATTTGAATTACTCGTTAGATAACGATGGGGACGAGTATAGCGTAGCTTTACCTTTTGAGAATATGCTATTTAGCAAGTTTACCGGTACTAATTTGCAAGTAAGCTATGCTTTAAAGACCGATTATCAACAATATATACCAAAGCCGGTAATTTTATTCGACTACGGAACGCTTCAATCTTGCTCAGCTTATTATATTAATGACGGTTCTACTACAACTTCAAAGACAAACTATAATGTTTTTGGACAAGATAGCTTAGTAACTCCCAATGTTAATACGCTTAACTGGGGCTTAGAGCTTTCATCGTTTACGGGTAACGTTGAAAATAACACTTTGTTTAATGAATACTACTTAGCGTATTTAGATAATATTTACACGCTAAAGGCAAGAACTTTTAAGCTTAAAGCTTCTCTACCTATTAGCGTAATATCTAGTCTTAAAATGAACGATAGGCTAGTTATTCGGGACAAAAGATATATTATTAATTCGTTTACTACTAACCTTACAAGCGGGGAAGTAGACTTTACATTGTTACACGATTTTAGGGCGATATGATAGAACAAATTTTAAAAATGCTTTCAAGTTTTGAGCATTATAATAGAAGCGAGGTAATAGAAATTGCTAAAGGCAAATATGAATTACCAAAAACATTTAAAAAGGGCTGGAATCAAATAAAACGTAATTACAAATGGCAAAATCAATAGAAGTAGATATTAACGTTAATAATAATATTGAAGGCTCTATATCTCAATTAAAGGCACTTAAAAGAGAGTTAAAAAACACGGCGGTAGGAACTGAAGAGTTTAAGAACTTATTTAATCAAATTGATGACTTAGAGGACAAGATTAAGTCAGCTAAAAACGTTTCTAGCGATTGGATAGACTCTTTAGAATCCGCTGGCGGGCCAATTGGTATGCTAGGAGGGGCTTTAAATAAAGCTAAAGTAGCTACTCAATCTTGGGGAGCGGCATTAAAAGCGGCTGGTATTGGTTTAATCGTTGCGGCGGTAGGTGGTTTAGTTGCGGCTTTCTCAGAATCTGAGTCCGCAATGAAAAAACTTGAGCCATTATTTATTGGGTTAGAGAAGATTTTAGGTGGTATTATGAAAGTATTTGAGCCTTTGCTAGATGCTTTTATTAGTCTTGCTTTAAACGCTTTGCCTTATATCACAAAAGGTATAGGTGTATTCTATTCTAGCTTATTTGCTCTATTTACTTTAATTAAAAACGTAGGATTTGGAGCGGGTAAAATTCTTAAAGGGATATTTACTTTAGATTTCAAGTCTATTAGCGATGGATACGAGCAACTAAAAGGAAGTTGGGGCGAAGCAGTTAAAGATTTTGAGGCTACAAATAAGCGATTTAATGAAGGCACAAAGGAATTAACTAAAACCGAAAAGGAAAACTCTAAGAAAAGAGTAGAAAATAGAAAGACAGAAAAGAAAGAGAAAGATAAAGTTATTGATTCGGAGCTACAAGCTATGCGAGAGTTTCAAACTGAATACGAAAACTATCTAAAGCGTTTAACTGATATTCAAAAGCAGTATAATACTGAAATAGAAGACTTACAAGCGGTAACTGAACAACAAAAGCTAGATTTGTGGTATAAGCGTAGAGCGGAAGAAATAGACGCTATTACAAAAGACGCAGGCGAGAAGAATGATTTATACGCTTTATTAGAAACTGAAAGAGCGATTAAGCAAGCCGAAATTGAAAAGAAAAAAGAGGATGAACTAACTAAGATTAGGCAAGAAGGTGAAGAGGCACGTACAAAATATGAAGCTGAGCAATCGGATGCTAGAAAGAAAATAGCGGAATTAGAAGTTAAAGCAAAGCAAGAATTATTACAAATTGGAGCAAATGCTTTAGGAGTAGCGGCAAGTCTTTTAGGAGAATCAACGGATGAAGGTAAAGCGGCAGCAATTGCTTCTACTACCATTTCTACTTACTTAGCAGCTCAACAAGCTTATGCTTCACAACTTGCTATACCTACACCTGATGCGCCTTTTAGAGCGGCTTTAGCGGCTGGGGTTGCGGTAGCTTCTGGTCTCGCAAACGTGCAAAAGATTTTATCGGTACAAACTCCAAATGGAGGTGGTAATGGTGGTGGAGTTCCTAGTGGAGGAGCACCGCAAGCACCATCTTTCAACGTAGTAGGCACTAGCGGAGCTAACCAAATTGCACAAACATTAGGACGAGAGCAAGCCCCATTAAAAGCTTACGTAGTTGCTCAAGACGTAACAACACAACAAGCTCTTAATAGAAATATTGTTACCTCGGCAAGCCTTGGATAATTTGAAAATGTAACAAAAAAAACTTTAAACGTTTATAGGATATGCGAATCGTAGAATTAGTAATAGAAAAGGATTTAGACGGAATAGAAGCCGTAAGTCTGGTAGATGCGCCGGCAATAGAAGAGAATTTTATTGCTCTTAACAAAGAGTATAGAATGGACTTAGCCGAAGTAGATTCAGATAAGCGTATTCTTATGGGTGCTGCTTTAGTTCCTAACAAACAAATTTATCGAAGAAATGGTAAGGACGAGTTTTACGTATTCTTTAGCGAAGCAACGGTTAAGCAAGCGAGCGAGTTATTCTTAAAGAATGGAAACCAATCTAACGCAACTCTTGAGCATAAGAATAAATTCGAAGGGGCTACGGTTGTAGAATCTTGGATTATTGACAACCCAGAAATGGACAAGTCTAGGGCTTACGGATTCGATTTACCTAAGGGTACTTGGATGATTTCTATGAAGATAGAAGACGAGAAAGTTTGGAAGGAAGTTAAAGAGGGTAAATACAAGGGCTTCTCTATCGAAGGATATTTTGCGGATAAATTAGAGATGTCTTTACAAGAGCTAGAAGAGGAAGAGTTAATTAATCAAATCATAAATATTTTACAAGATGGCGAATAAAAAAACAAGCCCACAAGACTCTAAAAGAGCTTGTCTTTGCGAAGACGGGACTTACTCTAAAGAATGTTGCAAAGGCGAAGAAATTAATCAGGGAATTGGAGCTACCGAAGGGCAAGCTACCTCGATTATTATTAATACAAATGAAGCACGAGTAATTATAAGAGAAAATTAAACAAATAAATAAATATGGAATACAAGAACAAGTTAAACAAGATTAAAGCTGTTCTTTCTATGGAGATTAAACTAGCACAAATGAAGTTAGAAGACGGAATTACCGTTATTGAAGCTGAAGAGTTTGCGCCAGAGTTTTCTGTAGGAATTGTAACAGAAGATGGTATTGTAGCTTTGCCAGTAGGCGAGTACAAGTTAGAGGACGGTATGATTTTAGTAGTAGCCGTAGAGGGTATTATTGCTGAAATTAAAGAAGCTGAAGCTGAAGCTCCAGAAGTGGAAGTAGAAGTAGAAGTAGCACCGGAAGAGGTTATTGAGCCGGAGATGGCAGCCGAAGCTCCTAAAGCTAAGCGTATTGTAGAATCAGTATCTAAAGAGACTTTCTTTGCTGAAATCGAAAAATTACGTTCTGAGTTTTCTTTGATTAAGCAAGAGAACGAAGCATTAAAAGCGGAGAATGAATCGCTTAAGGTAGAGATGTCTTCTATTGAAGCAGGCGCTGAGCCTTTAGCTCACAATCCAGAAGCGGGAATCGCTCCAAAACCTTTTAGAATTAGTAAAAACAAAACGTCTTCAATTGAAGATTCAGTATTTAGTAAAATCTTTTCAAAATAATTAACAAACAAATTTAAAAAATGGCTACTACAACTAGTATTACAACAACTTACGCTGGCGAGTATAAGAATCAGATTATCTCGGCTGCTTTATTATCTTCTCCTACTATCGATGCGGGTGGTATCACGGTTAAACCGGGTATCAAGTACAAAGAAGTGGTTAAGAAATTATCTACGGATGCAATCTTAAAAGATGCTTCTTGTGATTTTACGGCTACGTCTACAGTTACTTTAACTGAGCGTATTTTACAACCAGAAGAATTTCAAGTTAACTTACAATTATGTAAGAAAGACTTTCATTCTGATTGGTTATCAGCTCAACAAGGTTACTCAGCATTTGATGTATTGCCTTCTTCTTTCGCAGACTTCTTAGTAGCTCACGTAGCGGCTAAAGTAGCAGCTAAGAACGAGACAAACATCTGGACTGGTGTAACTGCTAACGCAGGTGAGTTCAACGGATTCTCTACATTATTAGCGGCAGATGCTGCTTTACCAGCTGCTCAAGAGGTTGCAGGTACAACGGTTACTGCTTCTAACGTAGTAGCTGAATTAGGTAAAATTGTAGATGCTATCCCAGCTGCTCTTTACGGACAAGACGGTTTACATATCTACGTATCTCAGAACATCGCTCGTGCTTACGTTCGTGCTTTGGGTGGGTTTGCTGCTTCTGGCTTAGGTGCTAACGGTACTAACGCAATGGGAACTCAATGGTATAACAACGGTTCTTTATCATTTGACGGAGTAAAAATCTTCGTAGCAAATGGTTTAGCGGCTAACACTGCAATCGCTACTTTGAAAGAGAACTTGTACTTCGGTACTGGTGTTCTTGCAGATATGGATGCTTCTTCTGTAAAAGTTATCGATATGGCAGACGTAGACGGTTCAGAAAACGTACGTGTAGTAATGCGTATGACAGCTGGTGTTCAGTACGGTTCGGTAGAAGATATCGTAACTTACGGAATCACTAACGCAGCTAACTAATTAGCTTATAAGATAGCACCTCGTTAATTCGGGGTGCTTATTTTTCATCTTTTAAATTAATCAATATGTCTTGTGATATTTCCTTAGGTAGAATTGAGCCTTGCAAAACGAGTAACGGGGGGTTAAAAGCCGTTTACTTCGTGAATTGGGGCGATGCTACGGGGGTTACTTATGATGCTACAAACACGGATGCTATCTCGGCTGTAACTGGGACTCCGGTAGCTTATAAGTACGACCTAAAGGGTAATAGTTCTTTCGAGCAAACTATTACTTCTTCTCGTGAGAATGGTACTACCTTCTTCGAGCAAACGTTAAACTTAACGTTAAAACAATTGTCTATTGTAGACCATAAGCAAATTAAGCTTTTGTCTTACGGACGTCCTCAAGTTATCGTAGAAGATAACAACGGAAACTTATTCTATTGCGGTCTTCAGCACGGTATGGAAGTATCTGGCGGTACTATCGTTACTGGGGCTGCAATGGGAGATTTAAGCGGTTATACTTTAGTCTTATCTGGTCAAGAGCCAGTACCGGCTAACTTCTTAACTACTACTTTAGTAGCGGCTGGATTCACCGTAACTCCGGGCGCTTAGTCTTTTGTTGTTTGAGGTTTGAAATTGGGGGAGCAGATGTCTTCCCCTTTTTCGTTTAAAAGAAACAAAACCTATAAAATAACGTTTATAGAATAATGATAGTTTTAAGAGAATCCAATTTAGCGCAAAGTGTAAGATTCGTTCCTACTCGTAGAAATGCGGGGAATAAGCTATTTTTGCGAAACGAAACTACTAACGTAGAAGTAGAATACGATATTACTTGTACTCAAACGTCTTACTATCTTACTTTCTCAAAGGTATTAACTTTAGAAGAAGGACACTTTTACACAATGACTATAAAGCAAGATGCCGAGTTAATCTTTAGAGATAAGGTATTTTGCACGAATCAAACAATAGGAGCGTATAGCGTTAATAATAACGAGTACGTACAAAACGACCAAAATATAATTTTCTATGAGTAACGTTCACGTTTTTAACTTTGAATCTCATAAGCCCCCGCAATCCGTAGAATCTAACAAAGAAGCTTGGGTTAATTTCGGAGACGATAACGACTACTTCAAGTACTTAATTGATAGATATAATAACTCGACTACTAATAACTCGGTTATTAATTCTATTAATAAGTTAATCTATGGTAGGGGATTAGATGCAACGGACTCAAACAAAAAGCCGAACGAATACGCTCAGATGAAAATGTTATTTCGTCCTGAGGTATTAAAGTGCGTTATTACCGACTATAAATTACTTGGACAAGGATACTTTCAATTAATCTATAACAAGGCTAAGAATGCGATTATTAGAGTAGAGCACGTGCCAGCTCAATTAATCCGCTCCGAGAAATGCAATGAGAAAGGCGAAATTACTGGTTATTACTATTCTGATAACTGGCAAGACATTAAGAACTTTGTGCCAAAGCGTATTAGTGCATTTGGTTATGGCGATAAAACGTTAGAGATTCTTTGTGTTAGAGATTATAGCGTAGGACAAAAATACTATTCTAACGTAGATTATATCGGGGCTTTGCCTTACGCTAAGTTAGAAGAAGAGATTGCTGACTATTTGATTAACGATGTTCAAAACGGGTTTTCCCCTACTAGCGTTATTAACTTTAATAATGGTGTACCAGACGAAGAGAAACAAGGTTTAATTGCAGCAGACGTAAAGCGTAAATTAGCGGGTTCTAGCGGTGCTAAAATTGTTGTAGCGTTCAATAGTGACGAGACAAAGAAAACGACTATTGATAGCGTACCTTTAAACGATGCTCCGGCACACTATACATATTTAAGTGAAGAATCGAGAGGCAAGATTTTATTAGGTCACTCTATTACTAGTGGCTTGCTATTTGGTATCCCTTCTAACAATGGATTTAGCTCAAACGCTGACGAGTTAAAGAATGCTTCTATCTTGTTTGATAATATGGTAATTCGTCCTAAACAAGGAACGGTTTTAGATGCTATCGACAAGATTTTAGCGTTTAACAATATTAGCTTAAATCTTTACTTTAAGACTTTACAACCTTTGGAATTTATTGACCAGAATCCGGCAATGAATACCGAGCAAGTAGAAGAAGAGACTGGTTTGAAGCTTTCTTCTCAATTAGAGGAGCTAGAAACTTACGGAGAAGAGTTAGACCTTAACGAGTGGGAGTTAATCGATTCTAGGGTAGTAGAAAGCCTTGAGGAGGAAGAGAAATTAAACGCTGAGTTAGAATTATTAAACAATCCTAAAAAATCGGTATTTAGTAAGATTTGGGAGTTAGCAACGGTATCTACCGGAGTGGCTAGACCAGACTTAAAATCTGCTTTAGATGGTAAGTTATTTATTTCTCGTTATCGTTATAGCGGTAACCCTACTCCCGAAAGAGCATTTTGTAAAAAAATGATGCAAATGAATAAACTATATCGTAAAGAAGATATAGATAAGATGAGCCAAAAGAATGTTAATCCCGGCTTTGGTATGGCTCCTAACCCAAATGCTCCTTACGATATTTTTCTTTGGAAGGGAGGCGGTAAATTAAGCAATGAGTTTCAGTTTGGGACTTGTAAGCATTTTTGGACGAGAGAAACTTATAAGAGATTCACAGACCCAAGAAAGAAAGGAACGGTAGAGATTACCCCGGCACAAGCTCGCAAGGCTGGCGAAATTTTACCAACGGTAGACAAGAGAGCGTATATTGCGCCTCACGATATGTAATTTATGATACAATCAGGAATATATAAAATAACAAGTCCGACTGGCAAAATATATATTGGTCAATCTTCAAATATTAATAGAAGAATGATTGAACATAAATATAACTCTAAGACAAAAAATTTAAAATTATATTCTTCAATACGAAAATATGGTATTGAAAATCATAAAATAGAAATACTTTTTTTGTCAAATAATAATGATGAAAAAAATAAAATGGAAAGTTTTTATATTAATGAATTTAATGCTATTGAAAAAGGATTGAATCACACAGATGTAACAACTAATACTCTTGGATTTTTAGGAAAAAAACATACTAAAGAAAATGTTTTAAAAATTAAAGAAAGAATGAATGGTTATAAGCCAATTAATGCGATAAAAAAAAGAATGAAAAAAGTATTTTGTGGTTATACCAATAAATTTTATGATAGCGTTTCAGATTGTGCAAGAGATTTGAATGTTTCTCATTCTTATATTTCAAACCAATTAAATGGTAAGATTTTTAATAAATATAATATTATTTAATATGCAGGCACTTTTTGTAAGTAGAGAGGATATTGTTAAGTTTACCGCTATTAGTGGTAACATCGATGTTGATAAATTCGTTCAGTGGGTTAAGGTAGCTCAAGACACGCATATACAAGGATATTTAGGTACTAAGTTATTTAACAAAATTAACGATGGTATCGTAAATGCTAACTTGAATAGCTCTTATACAATGCTTTTAAACGTGTATATTAAGCCTATGGTTATCCATTGGACGATGGTAGAGTTCTTGCCCTTTGCAGCGTATACAATCGCAAGTAAAGGGGTATTTAAGCATAATAGCGAGAATAGTACTAACGTAGAAAAAAGCGAGGTAGATTACCTAGTAGAGAAAGAGCGGTCAATCGCTGAGCATTATACTCGTAGATTTATCGATTATATGAGTTTTAATCAATCTTCATTTCCAGAATATAACACGAATAGCAATGCAGATATGTACCCAGACAAGCAAGCGGACTTCGGTGGCTGGTACCTCTAGGGGTAAATACACTCCTAAAGCGTCTAACATTAAAAAACTAAAGGTTTACCTTAACAAAATAGAAAATGGCTCTTAATTTCACGCATACAAAAGGCGATACATTTAACGAAGTAGCTTTTGAAGTAAAGAAGAACTCGGTAGCAATTGATTTAACCGGTGCAACAATTCGAATGCAACTTCGTAAATGCTACTCGGATGCAAGTGCGGTCTTGTCTCTTACTTCGGTAGCTTCGGCTGGCATTACAATCACAAACGCAACTAGCGGACAATTTAAAATCAATGCTCAAATAATCGACATTGAAGTATTTAATTACGTTTACGACATTCAATTTACTTTAGCAAGTGGCGAAGTAAAGACATACGTAAAAGGAGGATTCAATGTAACACCAGAAGTAACACGCTAAGAAATGGAAGATATTATAGACATCATAGTTACCGAAACGACCAATTTAATCGAGATTACGTCTCAACCTACGGATGAGATTATCGATGTCAATATAATAGACAATAGAGAGGACATTACGCTTAACGTAACACCTTCTGTAGTAGAGATTAATATAAACTCTTTAACGGGTAACTTTGGGGTTAATTGGGGCGATATCGAAGGTACACTTGCCGACCAAACCGACTTACAAAACGTTTTAAACGCAAAGGCAGATTTAGTAGATGGAAAAGTACCTTCGTCTCAATTGCCTAGCTATGTAGATGACGTAATAGAAGTAGCTAATTATGCAGCACTTCCGGTAACGGGAGAAGTAGGTAAAATCTATATTACGTTAGATACTAATTTTATTTATCGCTGGAGCGGTTCAACATACATTGAGATTAAAGATTCAAGTGCCGTATGGGGTGCGATAACTGGAACGTTAAGCTCTCAAACCGATTTACAATCTGCTTTAGACGCAAAAGTACCTTATACTGGTGCTACTGGAAACGTTAATCTAGGCGAATACGGAGCAACGGTAGGTTATTTAGGATTTGATACTACACCTACTAGCACACCAACTGGAATTGGTACTACTTATTGGGATTCTTTTTATAGAACGTTATCATTAATAGATGGCGATGGAGATACTACTTTACAAATAGGTCAAGAACAAAGAGTTTTAGTTCACAATAATACGGGCTCTACTTTAACCGATGGGCAAGTAGTTTATGTAATTGGCTCAACTGGCGAGCTTCCAAGCGTAGCTTTGGCTTCAAATACAAGTGAAACTACTTCAAGCGTTACTTTTGGTATCGTTACCGAATCTATCGCACACGGAGCAAATGGATTTATTACTACTAGTGGAATTATTCACGGGTTAAATACAAATGCTTATGACGAGGGAGCAGCAATTTACTTAGGTTCTACGGCTGGAACGTTTACTCAAACAAAACCGGTAGCACCTGCTAATAGTGTTTTAGTAGGATATATAATCAAGAAATCGGGGGGTAATGGTTCTATCTTTGTTAAGATTCAAAATGGTTATGAATTAGAAGAGCTTCACGATGTTTTAATAACTTCAAAAGCTAATAACGATGGATTATTTTACGAATCATCAACAAGCCTTTGGAAGAATAAAAGCATTGCAACGGTTTTAGGAGGTACTCCGATTACCGGCTCAGGAGCAACTGGATACTATGCTAGATTTACTTCGAGTAATGTTATTTCTGATGGATTTATTCAAACTACTAGCAACATTACCTATGTTGAAGGTATGGGTTTATCTACTGGTAGCGGTTTAGACATTGAAGGTAGTTTTGGAGGTGGTAGCGATGGACTTAAATTACGTTCTTACGATGAAACTACGGGTAAGGCATATATTGAATTCTTCAATACTAGCGGAAACTTTCGCTTAGGATTAGAAGGCTCAACTGGTGGAGGTATTCTTCCCGGTTCAACTGCTTACGCTACGGTTTTAACAAGTGGATTAACTGCTAAAAATTTAGAGTTTGGTACTAATAATACTAAACGTTTAACATTAGACGGAACGACTGGAGCGGCTACGTTTACTTCTTCAGTTACTACTTCAGCTTTATACGTCACTGGAATGACTGCGGGAAGCGGTGCGATTTATCACACTGGCTCACGTTTGACTTTTGCAAACTACAACACTAGCGGAACTTTACATTTTGAGGTAAATGGAGGGGTAGGAGCTTTAACTTTAAACGCAGATAAAAGCGCAACTTTTGAAAGTACATTAAGTGCAACTGGAGCAACATTAACGGGAGCTTTAAGCGGTACGAGTGCTACGTTTACGGGTACAAGTGCTTCTTCAGTTTTAACTTTGGCAAATTCAAGCGGAGGAACAAAGGCAGATTTTACAATTACCGAAAATACGGGATTAATAATTAATTCCTACGAAGGTGCTTCAGCTAGAAGTATTAATTTACAAGTAGGAGGTGCTTCGGCTTTATCTATTGCTACATCTGGTGCAGCAACATTTTCGAGTAGTGTTACGGCAAGCGGAGGAGTAAACGCAGGAGATTCTAAATTCTTTAATTCAGTACAATTAACAGATAGTTTAGGTGGAACTTGTCAAGGATTCTTATGGACAGACGCAGCTAATACTTTAAAAATAGGTACGGGTACGGTTGCAGGTGGTAATGTTAAGATGACTATCACTTCCGCTGGCAACGTAGGCATCGGAACGACTTCGCCGAGCGAACTATTACACCTATCAAAAGCGACTTATCCATTTATTAAGTTAACCGAAACAACTTCAAATACAAGTGGTCAGTTTGGATATGACACTCCAACTGCTGAATGGAGAATGAGAACTTTGACAAGTACACCTTTGACTTTTGGTACTAACGATACCGAACGTATGCGGATTGCTAGCGGAGGGAATGTGTTGATAAATAAAACAACTGCTAGAGGAAACGAATACTTAGGAATTGAATCTGGGGGTAATGAATTTTGCAATTTCCAAAGTACTGGTGGAGTTAGGGCTTTTAGAGTTAATAATGTTGATGTAGAAGGATTTAATACAACAGGTACTACAATTTTTGTAGGTAAATTAAACTCTAGCGGTCGCTCAATTAATGCAGGGGGAACTATTAATGCAATGGGTTTAGATTATGCTGAATATATGACTAAATCAACTTCCGAAAATATCAACAAAGGGGATATTGTAGGAATAGATTCAAATGGTTTATTGACAGATTTATTTGAATTGTCCATATCTTTTGGCATTAAATCTACAAATCCTTCTTTTGTTGGTGGCGATGAATGGGGTGCAAATAAAGATGATACAAATTTATTAGAACAAGAAAGACAAAAAGTAGATAGAATAGCTTTTTCTGGTCAAGTTCCTTGTAATGTTTTAGGAGCTAATGTAGGAGACTATATTATTCCAGTAAATGACAATGGAAAAATCAAAGGTATAGCAGTTTCTAATCCAACTTTTGAACAATACCAAATTTCAGTCGGTAAGGTTTGGAAAATAATGGAAGACGGAAGAGCTTGGGTAGCAGTTAAAATAGGATAATAAAAAATAAATAATATGGCATTCACTTGGGTAATCAGTTCATTAGATTCTATCCCATCCCTTGACGGAATGGATAAAGTAATTTCTACAATTCATTACAGAGCGCAAAAGCAACACGAAGACTTTACTGCAGATACGTACGGCGCGCTCAGTGTCGATGCACCACACGAAGCGAGCTTCACTCCTTACGATGAAGTTACGAAAGAAATGGTAGAAGGATGGCTAGAGGCTGGACTAGATACCGAAGCGATTGAGGCTAACCTAGATGCACAAATAGAGAACTTTTTAAACCCTCCCCTGGTGGCTTACGTGCTACCTTGGTCGTAATTAGAAACAAAAAATACTAAATTACGTTTATAAGCAAACAAACAACAAAATAATGAAAATTGATTTAAACTTTAACTTAGTAGACTTAGATGGTAAGTCTATTGAAAATGCAAACGCTGGTAAGCTAGTAGCTAGTGCATTAGTTCAACAATCTAAAGGCGATGCCTTGAAGTTTTGGGATTGGGCGGTAGCACTAAACAAAGGCGAGGTATTAGACTTAGATTCTAGCGACCAAGAGACATTTAAAAACTTTGTAAAGGATAACGAGAACTTCGCTATTATTGCAAAGGCGCAAATTTTACACAAATTAAAAAAAGACTAACGTGTTAAACTCCCTTCCCGACTGGCTTACTAATATTTTAGCTGCTTCAATTGCATCACTTGCAACTTATTTTAGCACACGAAAAAAAGAGAACGTAGACATACAAGGAGGGGAGTTATCAAATACACAAGAAGCCATTAAGATATGGCGAGAAATGGCGCAAGAAATGAGCGATAAAGTAAAAGAATTAAGTGACAAAATCGACAATCTAACCGCTGAAGTACATAGTCTTAAAAGCGAGAACTCTTCGCTTAAATCTAAACTAAATCTTCTTGATGAAAATAACGAAGTTAAGCCAAAAAGGGTTAGAGCTAATAAAGCAGTTTGAAGGCTTGAGCCTTACTCCCTATGTATGCGCTGGGGGTATAAATACGATAGGTTACGGGAACACCTACTATACGAACGGTAAGAAAGTTACCTTAAAAGACCCAAAGATTACACTACAACAAGCCGAAGAGCTTTTAAAACATTCTCTTTCTACGTATGAAAAAGCGGTTGATTCATTTTGCCGTGATGACATATCTCAAAGCAACTTCGATGCACTCGTTTCTTTTGCTTATAATCTAGGCACGGGGGCATTACAAAAATCCACACTTATCAAAAAAGTAAACGCTAACCCTAAAGACGTTACCATAGCGGATGAGTTCCTTAAATGGAATAAAGCTAACGGACGTGTTTTAGCGGGACTTACTAAACGTAGACAAGCGGAAGCTAACCTTTACTTCTCATAATATGCGAAAATTACTTATTCTTTTGGCTTGTGTTAGCTTATTATCTTGTAAGCATACAAAGACCTTAACCGAGTATAAAGAACTCGTTAGAATCGATACTATCAAAAGTGAAAAGATAGTAGAAAGATTCAAAGCTATACACGATACAATTACAATTGTAAACCCTTGCGATTCGAGCGGGGTGCTAACTAGATTCTACTCTAAGCTAATTATCCCACAAGGTAACATTACTATAAAATCAGATGGGACTAGTATTAAAGCTCAAGTAGATTTAGATTCTACTAGAAGCGAGATAGAGAATAACTATCGTAACTCTCAGGTTAAATGGATTGAGTATCGAGACAAAGAGGTTATTAAGTACCAAGTACCTACTTGGGTAGTCGTATTATTGTTAGTAGAGTTCTTAGCACTTGTAGCTTGGTTATACCTTAAATTTGGACTAAATGGCATTAAGTAAAAAGTGGGAAGCGATTAGAGACCATTTCTATTCGACCAATTTAACAAGAGTAGACTTTGAGCGTGAGAACTATCAAAGCTATGGCTTTAGTAGCCAAGAAATATTTCACGGGCTTATGAGTCGTAATAACATTGGGGTTAAATCTCGAAGCGAATACTTTAAGAATACAAGACCAGCCGCTCAAATAGAATCATTTGACGTAGACGAGCTAGACAATTTCGGTATTGAAGAAAGCATAGGTAAGGAATACACAAGCCACAAGATAGCATCCGAATTCAAAAAGGTTGGAATAATGAGTGATGTTCACGTTCCGTTTCACTCGATGTCTGCTTTAACTTGTGTAATTAAGTACTTTAGAGAAGAAAAAATAGATTGTCTTATTATGAATGGCGATATATTCGACTTCTACTCTATATCACGACACGAAAAGGAAAAGGATTTACGAGACTTTGCTAAAGAAATAGAGATGGGTCGTAACTTCTTACAAAAGATTAGAGACCTATTTCCAACTATACCCATATATTATAAGATGGGAAATCACGAGGCAAGATGGCAAAAATATCTTAATGAGCAAGCGGAAGAATTTGCTGCACTTCACGAGATGCAATTTGAGCAATTTTTCAGGCTAGATAAATTAAATATGATTTATATACCTGACTGGCAAGGAATAGAATTAGCTGACTTATTGATACTTCACGGCCAAGAATTGATGGCAGGTGGAATGAATCCCTCTCAAAGCACTTTTAACAAGACATTTTGTAACACTTTAATAGGCCACGTACATAGAACTACTAGCACTATTAAAAAAGATGGATTTAAAAACTTTATACACTCTTATTCTACTGGTTGCTTAACTCAATTATCGCCTAAATACTATCCTTTTGCTCAGCATAACTGGGGAGCTGCTTTAGTAAATATTGTAGATGGTAAGACAAAAGTTAATAATTTTGTTATAAAAGACGGAAAAATAGTTTAGATTTGTAAGATTTGTTTCATAATAGATAGGTTTAGAATTGTTTATAATAAAGCTCTAGGATATTGTTCTAGGGCTTTTTTGTGTTAAAAACATACCGTTAAATAAATAATTATAAAAAAAGATTAAAAAAGATTTTTTTATTACAAATCATTCCCCTATCTTTGATTCATCAAACAAGGCAAACAATTCTAAACAACAAAAAAATGGCAAATCAGAAGCAACACTTGAAAGATTTTAGATTGAAATTAGGAGAAAATGATAAAGTATTAGTTAAGTATTTATCAGGAATTACTTGCGGGACTACACATAGCCTAACATTTTTTCCAGTAAATGTTTCAGAAAAAGTAAATTATTTCAGAGAATTTCCAGAAGAATTAAAATGCAAAAAATGTATGGCAATTTTAAATTCTAGAATTGCAGAAATTAAAGAGATTAGAAACGACATTAGAAATCAAAGATAAAAGTCTCACAGTATTCGTACAGAGCCAGAGCGGAGGCTGATTCCTCCGCAAATTTTAATCAATTCTAAACACAAACAAAATGAGAGAACATCTTAAACAAATCGACAAAAACGACATCGCAGGAGCTATTCTAGTATCTTCATTCGTTTATCTTACTTACTACGTAATTTACTTCATTTCTAATATCTAAATCTATGTCTATCTTAAAAGCACAATTCGAAGACTCGGCTGGTTTCTACACTATGTCTTGGTCGTTTAATCCCGAGCTATGGAGCGTAAGAGATTTAATCTCGCACGAATGCCAAAAATCTAATTCTAAACTTGTAACAATTATTTCAAATGAAAAACTTAATTAAAGCGTTATCGGATTTTCAAAACGAATGCCCGATTATTCACAAGGACACTAAGGGACATAATTACACCTATGCGGACTTGCCTCAAATCTTTAGCGTGATTAATCCGCTACTTAAAAAGCACAAGCTTTGTTTTACTCAGCTACTGCAAGACAATGGGATTAAGACTATTCTTTTCCACGTAGAGAGCGGAGAACAACTAGAAAGCTTTACTAGTATTCCACTTGTAAAACTAGGCGCTATGAACGATTACCAGAGTTACGGAGCGGGTGTAAGTTACTTTCGTCGTTATGCACTTTCGAGCTGCCTCGGTATTGTGACGGACAAAGATACAGATGCAGCGGGAGCACCAGTTGCTCAATCACCTAAGTTCCGTTTAGATATGTTAGCTAACGTACACACAGAAGACGAACTAGCATTACTTTACAATTCATTTAAAAGCTCACTAACTCCAAGCGACTTAGAAGCATTCAAAACTCGTAAACAACAAATAAATAAATAACAATGGGACAATTAATTAACGCTCAAATCAACAAGTCAAAATTACAAGGCTTGGTTCACTACACGAACAAACGCACAAACGAAGAATCGGTAAACATTACTATCTCTTTAAACGATGCACCCGACCAGTACGGAAACAATGCTTCTATCTGGATTTCACAAACAAAAGAGGAACGTGATGCAAAGACTCCAAAGGTTTACTTAGGTAACGGGAAAGTTATTTACGATTCTAATATGCCTAAACAAAATGCTCCCGAGTTCCCTAAAGAAGCTCCAGTATTACCACAAGATTTGCCCTTTTAGTATGTATAAGCAAGACCTAACTTTTACTTTCTTTAAAGCGCCTTCTAACACTTGGAAGGTTACAAGAAGCTTAAAGACTGAATCGGAGTATAACTCGTTTATTAGTCAATGGGCTAAGGATGGCTTTGAGTTAATATCAGAAGAACCAGTTAAGCAACTAGCTAACGATTACCCACAGGTATTAAAGCTAGATTTAAAAGGCGAACGAGATGGTTATTACTCAACGGTTCAACGCTTTGCAACTAGTCACGATTATACAAGATATTGTGACGAGCGATTAATGGAAGGTTTAAAAGTTATTGGGTCTGAGCCGTATAAAAATTTATAAAATGAAAGTAAAGAAAATGAGTATTTATCAGCTATGCGCTGACCGTCTAAACGCTAAGGGGGTAAAGCCCTTTAGTGCTAGACAATGGAGTTTACCTTTGATACAACAAACCGTATATGGTAAGGTAAATTATCCAGAAGTAATGGAAGAACTTAAACTTATAATGCAAGAATATGAAAGATAAACAAACGGCAGTAGATTTTTTAATACACGAAATAAGTGATATTATAGGAATTATAGCTCCAGATGCTTTTAGCTCTGCGTTAATAAGGATTAAATACGACAAAGCCAAAGAAATGGAGAAAGAACAGATACTTGATGCTTGTCATCACGGTGTAGATTATGATAAATCACCTTACAAAAATGCAGAAGAATATTATAACGAAACTTATGAATAATAGAGAAATAGTAGACATCTTAAAAGCCGAGAGCGGTAGAGAGATTAGAATTTACGAAACGAAGACTAGCACGTTTAAGCATAGAGATATAACCTTTGGAGCTTACTACTCAGTGCATTATATCTTAGGTAATAAAGTGGATATTTACGAGGGGTATTTAATCGAAACAACTCCCGAGAATAGAACTCTTATCTTTTGCCAAGATAGAGAAGGTAGAGGCAAGCGTGTAGGTATTCCGATTTACAATATTATAAACTATTCTAAGATATGACACCAAAGCAAAAAGCAACCGAATTAATTAAACATTTTACTAATTGTCAAGTACGCAATAGTAAAAGCAAACAAGAGGCAATTGCTGCCGCAATACTACATATAGATTTACTCGTAGGAGTTACGCTAGGAGAAGACCTAGATTACTGGGAAGCGGTACAAGATGCCATAATAAATACTAACTAATATGAAAAAGAAAATTACTGCAATGATGCAATTTATTGAATGGGTTGATGAATTTGAATATACATTGCCTTTAGAATTACAGGTTAAGGCACTAGAATGTTTGACAATTGAAAAAGAGCAGATAAAAGATGCTTGGTTAAGTGGTCAAGATGATGGGGCAACTATTTGCACACCAAATCAACACTATCCAGATGAAAATTATTATAACGAAA